AGACACCTGGTTCGCCAACCTCCTGAAACCGCTCGAGGAATGGGTCACGGCCCCGACCAAGACCCGCCGCGAACCCCAGCAAAAACCGCCAAAAGCGAGGATGCGCCGATGATCATCCGCACAATCGCCAAGCTCAAAGCGCCGATGTGGGGCGGCAAGCTGACCCTGCAATTCGCCAGCAACTTCCGCAGGGTCAGGCCAGAAGCACGGATGCACCTGCTGAACCAGGCGATGAAGCAGATCCGCGCCGAATACGACCTCGCGGCCGAGCATCACCGGATCGAGCGTCGGGACGAGGACGCTCGGAACGCTGAAGCTGCAACACTCCGCGCAGCAGAGACGGCTTGACGTAGCGTCACGAAGAAATCGAAAAAAAATCAGAGTTTTCAGAAATGCCCAGAGGCGGCAAACGAGCGAACGCGGGTCGCAAGAAAGGCCAGCGCAACAAGGGCACGCAGGAAGTCCGTGACCTGATCGACAGCAATGTGGACCTGACGCAGATGGTCCTCACGCTCAAGGCCATTGCGCTGGACATGAACGCCGCGCCCGCAGCCCGCGCTGTCGCAGCCAACTCCCTGCTTGACCGGCGCTTCGGAAAAGCCCCGCAGGCCATCACAGGCGCAAATGGCGGGCCTCTGGCGATCGTCGGCGCCCTTGGCACGATGACGGACGACCAGGTGCAGGAGCTGATAGCCCAGCTCGGCGGCGATGCTGGCGACGAGTGACCCGCGGGAACGGGCGCGTCAGGCGCTTCTCAAGGCGGCGAAGAAGGAACTTGCGCGGCGACGGGACAATGCGGCGGCCCAGCGCAAGATTGATGCTTACTACCCGGACGATGGGCCGTTACGCCGGGCACTCTATGCGAAACATCTTGCCTTTTTCGCTGCCGGGAAAGAGCACCGCGAGCGTGCGGCAATCGCCGCCAACCGCGTGGGAAAGACCGAGGGCATAGGCGGATACGAGGTCGCCCTGCACCTGACCGGGGAATATCCCGACTGGTGGCCGGGCAGGCGCTTTGACCGTCCTGTGAACATTCTCTGTGGCGGCGATACGGGCACGACGACGCGGGACATTCTCGTGGGCAAGCTTCTGGGTCCGCCCAGTGCCCGCGGTACGGGGCTCATTCCGGGCAAGCGGCTGGGGCGGATCGCGCCGGCCATGGGTATCCCGAACCATGTGGATTTCGCGCTGGTCCGTCATGTGGCGGGCGGGTTCTCGATCCTCCAGTTCCGGTCTTACGACCAGGGCCGCAAGGCCTGGCAGGGCACGGAGCGGGATGTGGTGTGGTTCGATGAGGAGCCGCCGATGGACATCTATGTCGAGGGCCTGACGCGCACGCTGACCACGGGCGGGATGATCCTTGCGACGTTCACGCCGATCGAGGGCATGACGGAGGTGACGTTGCAGTTCATGCCGCATCTGGCCCCGGCCACTGAATGACCCGCTACATGCAGCAGATCGGCTGGGATGATGTTCCCCACATCTCCGACGCCGACAAACAGGAGATGCTGCAAGCCTATCCCGCGCACCAGCGCGATGCGCGGGCCAAGGGCATTCCCATGTTGGGCGCTGGCGCGATCTATCCGATCGATGAGGCCATCTTCACGGTCGATCCGTTCAAGATCCCCGACTGGTGGCCGCGGGCCTATGGGCTGGATGTGGGCTGGAAGCGCACGGCGGCTGTGTGGGGCGCGCATGATCGGGACACGGACACGATCTACATCTATGCCGAATACTATCAGGGCCAACGTCCACCACAGCTACATGCAGATGCGATAAAGGGTGGAGGAGCCTTGCCGGGAGCGATCGATCCTGCGTCGGCTGGCGCAAGCCAGAAGGACGGGACCACGCTCCTGGATGAATACCGGCAGTTGGGCCTTGAGCTTTACCCGGCCGACAATGCGGTCGAGGCCGGCATCATGGCGATCTCCCGCAGGCTGGAGAGTGGCCGGCTGAAGGTGTTCGCGACCTGCCGCAACTGGTTTGCCGAGTTCAGGCTGTATCGCCGCGTGGAGAGCCGCACCGAGCGCGGCCTGCATGTGCATATCGTGAAAGAGAACGATCACCTGATGGATGCGAGCCGATATCTGGTGATGACGGGGATGCGCTATGCGCGCTTCGGCAATGAAGGCGCTGAGGAAGAAGCCGAGCGCCAGAATGCCCGCCGCTCTGCCGACAGTGTGACGGGGTACTGATGTCCGCCCTCAAGTACAATCGCGAGCTTGACGGGGATGCCGACAAGCTCGGCAAGGGCCGTCGCAGCGCCAGGACGGCGGAAAACCTCGCCAGCATTGCGGAATACGAGGGCAACCTTGCTGAGCGTCTGAGCGAGGAGGACCGCAAGCGCATGGCCGAGGAGGCCGTGCGGGAGTTCGAGCACGACGAGAAGAGCCGCGAGGAGTGGCTGGCCGGCGTTGATCGCGCCATCAAGAACGCCCGCCAGAAGCCGGAGAAGAAGAACTACCCGTTCGAGGGCGCGTCCAACATCAAGTATCCGCTGCTCACCACGGCGATGAACCAGTTCGGGGCGAGGGCCTACGGGGCGATTACCCGTTCGGACCAGCCCATGGTCTGCAAGGTGGTGGGTGAAGACCCGAAGGGGCTGAAAGCCAAGCGCGCGGATCGTCTGAGCCGGTTCGGCAACTACCAGCTCATGTATATCATGGACGAGTGGGACAGCGGCACGGACAAGCTGCTGCACATGCTCCCCGTGATGGGCGCCGGGTTCCGCAAAGGCTACTGGCGCAGCGACATGGGCCGCCCGACGCTGGAGTTCACCAGCGCAAAGGACGTGGTGGTTCCCAACGACGCCCCGAGCTTCGACCGCGCGCCGCGGATGACGCAGCCGACGCCCATGTATCCTTACGAGATCGACCGTCTCGTGGAGTCGGGAAAGTGGCTGAACCACAAGCGGGACTATGAGGGCCAGAAGGACGAGGACAGCCAGAAGGCGTGCGTCTACCTGGAGCAGGTGAGGTATTACGACCTCGACGGCGACGGGATGATGGAGCCCTATATCGCCACGGTGTCGAAGGATGAGCGCGAGCTTGTCCGCCTCGATGCGGCCTTCTGGGCCAATTCCATCCGCGTGAACTCGATCGACAACAAGGTCGAGACGATCATGCGGGAGAGCCCGTGGATCGACTACAGCTTCCTGCCTGACATTGAAGGCTCCGTGTATGGCATGGGCTTCGGGCAGTTGCTGGAGAGCCTTGGCGCTGCGATCAACACGGCGCTGAACCAGATATTCGACGCGGCTCACAGGCAGAATGCAGGCGGCGGCTTCATCTCTCAGGGGCTGAGGCTGAGGGGCGGGGAAGTCCGCATCAAGCCGGCCGAGTTCCTGAATGTGAACGTCCCGGGCAGGGTCTCGGACGCCATTCACGAGCTACAGTTTGCAGGCCCAAGCCCTGTGCTGTTCCAGCTTGTGGAGTTCCTGCTTGGGGCGGCGGCGGACATCACCAGCGTCAAGGACGTGATGACGGGCGAGGCCCCGTCCGGTCAGGCGATGGGCGCAACGCTGGCCCTGATCGAGCAGGGGATGCAGGTCTTCTCGACCATCTACACCCGGATTTACCGGGCGATGCGGAAAGAGTTCCGCCTCCTGATGCGGCTCAACTCGCGCTATCTGGATCCGGCCATCTATGCCGAGTTCCTGGATGACGAGGAGCTGTTTGCCGAGCTGATGGGCCTGCCGCCTCCGGGTTCGCAGCCGCCCATGGGCGCGATGCCGGGCATGGAGCAACTGGCGAGCGGCCTGATGATGCCGCAGAAGCCCGCGCCGATCGTGCTGAATGCGCAGGGGCTGGAGAAGCTGGCGCAGGACTTCGACCTGAAGAACATGGACGTTGCGCCGGGCGCTGATCCGCGGTCCGTGACGGACATGCAGCGCATGATGCGGGCGCAGTATCTGGCGCAGTTCAAGGGCCAGCCGGGCATCAACAACCGCTGGATTCAGGAGCAGGAGCTTCAGGCGGCGAACATCGGTGACTGGCCCAAGGCGTTCCTTGAAGGCCCGAGCCCGTTGGATGAGTTGAACGCCGAAGTCGCCAAGGAAGAATTGCGCGGCGTGAAGCTGGATAACGATCTGAAACAGGAAACAATCAAGAAGACCGCCAAGGAAGCCGAGAAGACCTATCACGAGGCGGGCAAGCTGGCCTTTGAGCGTGGCATCATGGAGGGCTCTGGCGGCGTGGGCGGTGAGGCTGCCGGTGCGCAGCCGACACAGCCCCCGGTTGATCCTCGTGAGCAGGAACTGGCTGAGCGGGACATGACGGTCAAGATGCGCGAGATGGAAACGCGCGAGCTTGAAGCGCAATACAATTTCGAGGCCGTCAGGATGAAGCTGGCGAACGATGCCGAGAAAGCAAATCGCGAATTTGCGCTCAAGGAAAGCGAAGCCGAGGGTGCGAAGGGTCGCGAAGAGAAGTTCGACGCGGCGCTTGGAACGGTGTTGCAGGCTGTCGGCACAATGGCTCAGGGCATGGACATCGTCGTCAAAGGCCAACAGCAGTTGGCAGAAATCATGATGGCCCCGCGTGTGCTCGTGAATGATCCGGTCACAGGCAAACCGGTTGCAGCCAAACCTGACTTCTCTGGAGCGATCTGATGGCGATCAAACTCTCAGTCGCTGTTCGGAATGCGCGTCTTGACGCTATCGAGACAGCGATAGGCGTTAGCGCCGTGCTCAAGATCAGGACGGGCTCCCCGCCGGCAAACATCACGGATGCAGACAGCGGCACAATCCTGGCGACGGTCAACCTGCCGTCGGACTGGATGGCTGCGGCCAGTTCGGGCAGCAAGGCGAAGTCGGGCACGTGGGAAGATTCGTCGGCGGATAACACGGGAACAGCGGCGCATTTCCGCGTCTATGCCAGCGACGGCACGACGCAGCACATGCAGGGCACAGTGACGGCGACTGGCGGCGGCGGTGACATGACGGTGGACAACACGTCGTTCGCTGCCGGGCAGGTGTTCACTGTGACTGGCTTCACCCTCACGGACGGCAACGCCTAGTGGCCATTTCGCACGTCAAGTCCAACATCGTTCCCGACTGGACGGGAACGGTCACGATCGGCAACTCGACCGGCGGCACGCAGACGGTCGCGGCCACCGATCTTGTCCGGCCTGTGGACTGGAACAGCGCACATAACCAGTATTACACGCTGAGCGGCAACACGAACGGCGCATCGACGGCCAGCGGGACGAATGTCGTCCTGTCGGGCGGGAACAATGTCACGCTGGTTGGTGGAGGCGCGACGGTCGGCTTCAGCGTCGGCAACTACATCACGACCGGGGCGCTATCGGATCACAGCCATGGCAATCCGACGCTGGCGCTGACGAACCTCTCGGGCACCACGGCCAGCAATTCGGCGGGGCTGACCCTGTCGCTGTCGGCTGCGGCGCCGGGAGGCGGGGCGGTCGGGAGCTTTTACCAGCATCCGCCTTTGATCAACAACACGAACACGATGTCTGTGGGCGGCGGCTCGTCCAACTACGTCCAGCCTTTCGTGCTGCCATATGGAGTCAGCGCGTCCTACATCCGCATGCCGGTGTCGATGTCGCTGGCCTCGACCACGTTCACGACTGGCGCGGCTGGCTACGGAGCCAGCGTCGCCCAATCGAATACGCTGTGGTTCAACATCTACACGCGCGGGGGCGGCGCAAGCTCACTGTCTCTGCAATATCTCACGCAGGCATCGGCAACGTGGGCGTTCCAGATCAGCTATTCGGGGACGGCCTCGACGCATACGGTCAGTTACAACGTGACGTTTCCGACGCTGGGCGGCACGTCATCCACACAGATGACATCGTCGCAGCAGTCCAGCGCGGTCAACCAGGTTCCCGCTGGCACAAGCAACTTCCAGAGCTTCCGCTATTTCGACATTCCGTTCGCCACGTCATTGTCGGCAGGCAACTACTATATGGCGCTGCAACGCTCATCGACCACAGGCGGCGGCTCGAATATCGGGCTCGGCATCAGCGCCATGATTGTCACGCAGCACAACTCGTCCATTGGCGTTCCCAATCAGGCGTCGAACTCCAGCAATCATCTTGTCCCCTACCTTGGCTCATGGTCCACAAATAGCTTGGGCGCGACAACTTCCTCCATCGGCAAGGCGAGCATAAGCACACTGGGCTCGCATCCTGTTGCCGTGTTTCAGATCATCCGTGAGGCTTAAACTTGAGCGGGACAGTCTGAGTGGAGATCGTCGGCTACGATTTCGGGAGGCACAATCTCGACTTGCACGCTTCGGCCTCGCGCATTTTCGAGGGCGCGACGTGGAAGAAGCAGCGGGTCATCCTCATCCTGCCGTCAGGCCCGACCATCCCGGCCAAGGTCGCGCTCTCGCACTGGAACCTGATCTTCCCGCCCAATCAGGCGGTCTACCGGATGCTCGCGCTCGGGCTGGAGGTGGGAGACGCCTACACGCAGGCCATCGAGGCCATTCTTGCGCATCCTGACCTCAGCACGTGGGAATACATTCTCACGCTGGAGCACGACAACATCCCGCCGCCCGATGGCGTTCTGAAGCTCATTGCGCAGATGGAGGCCCATCCCGAGCTTTCCTGCGTCGGCGGGCTCTACTGGACGAAGGGCGAGGGCGGCGTACCCCAGATATGGGGCGATCCAATGGACCCGGTGCTGAACTTCCGGCCACAGCCGCCTGTTGCCGGCCAGCTGGTCGAGTGCTGCGGCACGGGGATGGGCTTCAATCTGTGGCGCGTCTCGATGTTCAAGGACGCGAAGCTGCGCAAGCCATGGTTCAAGACGCTTGCTGGCGTTGACGGGGTGGGCACGCAAGATCTGTTCTTCTGGGGCGATGCGCGCAAGCACGGCTATCGCTGCGCAGTCGATTGCAGCGTGCTTGTCGGACACTATGACCACAATTCAGGGATGACCTGGTGAAGATCGATATTGGCTGCGGTCCAAACAAGAAAGAGGGCTTCATCGGGCTGGACCAGTACGCTTTTCCCGGCGTCGATCATGTCGTGGCGCTGGGCCGCGACCCGCTGCCATTCGGTGACGGGACGGTTGAAGAAGCGCACGCCTCGCACTTCATCGAGCACCTGACGCAGATCGAGCGCTGCCATCTCATGAACGAGCTTCACCGTGTGATGAAGCCCGGCGCGAAGATGGCGGTGATCGTCCCGCACTGGGGATCGACGCGGGCCTATGGCGACCCGACGCACCAGTGGCCGCCGATCTCGGAAATGTGGTTCTACTACCTCTCGAAAGCATGGCGGGACCAGAACGCGCAGCACACGGACAAGGCCAACTGGCCACACGGCTATGACTGCGATTTCGAGGCGACGTGGGGCTATTCGCTTCACCAGTCCCTGCTTGTGCGCAATCCAGAGTTTCAGCAGTTCGCGCTGAATCATTACCGTGAGGCGGCGCAGGATATGCACGCGACACTGACACGGCGATGAGCAGCGGTTTCCAGCACGACGCTTTTCAGGGAGATGCATTCCAGCAGGGCGCGCTGGTTGTCGCGGGCGGCAGCAGAACTGGCACACTATCTGTAACGCTTGACGACATCGGCCTGTCGGCCACCGGCGCGGTTGCGCTGAGGGCTGTTCTGACGGCGACGCTGTCGGATCTGACAGCAAACTCATCTGGCGCGCTGAGCCTTCTGGGAACAGGCAGCGTAACGCTGGCCGACGCTACACTGGCCGCGACCGGCAAAGTTGCCATTGCTGGCGCGCTCACGGCGACGTTGGCCGATGTGACCGTGGCGTCCGCTGGCACTATCGGCGGCGGCACGATCGCAGGCGTCCTTGATGCGACGCTGGATGACGTGTCGCTTGTTGCGACGGGTGAAATTGCAGCCGCACAAGCGGCCTCGCAGGACTTCCGCAACGTTCTTGACGGCCCGGGCGAACGCTACTGGCTGGACAAGAAAAAGCGGGAAAAGGCCGACAGGAAAAAGCGCGAGGACGAACGCCTCGCCGCGCTGGAGATGGAGCTAAGGCAGGCCGAGGCGGATGCTGAGGCCCGCAACAATCCCAAGCCAGCGAAGGCTGTGCTGCCTGAGCCCCAGGTGGAGCAGGCGAAGAAAAAGCCGCGCGCCACAATCAGGCGCAAGGTTCCCGAAACGCCTGAGCTGATTCAGGCGAGGCTGGACGTCATTGCAGCGGCGGCGGAAGCCGAAGCCCTGCAACGGCAATATGACGAGGAAGCGGCAATTATCCTGCTGCTGGCTGCATGAACGCACAACAGCGCGAAGACTGGCTCGAAGAGTTCGAGGCATGGCGGACGCTTCCGATGACGGAGGCGTTCTTTCGATCGCTCAAGACCGAGCAGACGGAAATACAGGCGGACTGGACCCGCGCGGTTTGGGAGTCGGAATCCGATCCACCGCTGGACCAGCTACGCCAACTGAGGATTCAGGCGCGAACGCTTGAAGACGTGATCAACAGAAAGGGAACAGATGTCCTTGCATCACTCTACCCTGACCTACGAGGCATTGCCGAAGGTCAGCGAGACCAATCCGGGGATGAAGCCCCTGGAATTTAACGTGCTAGTCCTGCCGCGTGTCGTGCAGAGGCAGCGGGCTTCGGGGATATTCGTTCCCGAGAACGCGGCCCAGCGCGAGGACGAGGGCGGGGATGAGGGCCTGCTGGTGGCAATCTCGCCGCTGGCCTTCAACGAAGAGGACTTTCCGAACCCCGACGCCATCCCGAAGGTGGGCGAGCATGTGATGTTTGCGCGCTATGCGGGCAAGTCGTTCGTCGGCGCTGACGGTCGCGTCTATCGGGTGATGAAGGACAAGGAGATTGTCGGCATCAGGACGGCGGCTGCGACCAGTGCGCAGGTGGCGGCATGAGCGACGACGTTCTGGAGCAGGAAGCGCCATCGCAGGGTGAGGCCGACGCGCCAGCGCCCAAGGCTGACGACCTCGAAACCGTCGCCCGTGAGCTGGGCTGGAAGCCGGAAACCGAATGGAAGGGAGACCCGCCCCCGGGAGGCTTTGCCACCGCGGCGGAGTTCATCCGCTCCCAGCGTGACCGCGCCAAGTCCGTCGAGAAGGAGCTGAAGAAGCTCAAGTCCGACACCGACAAGCGCATCAAGCGCATGGAGGAACAGTCAGCCAAGCAGCGCGCCAAGGAGATCGCAGACCTCCACAGCGAATATGACTGGTACATCCGCGAGGCCATCAAGAAGGGCGACGACGCGACCGAGCGCAAGCTGATCAAGGAGCGCGACGAGCAGCTCGCCAAGGCCCGGGAGGCCGACGAGGAGGCGGACGAAGACGAAGCGCCCGCGATCGACGAGGACGAGTTTGTCGAGAAGTTCAGCCCGTCCTACCCGCAGGTGCAGAAGCGTTTCTATGACGACGGCCATGCGTGGATTCTGGCCGACGACGCCGACCCCGACGCGATGCGGATCGTGCTGGACTATGTCGATAGCGGCATCCCGTTCGCGGATGCGCTTGAGAAGGCCGACAAGGCGCTGCGCAAGGCATACGCCGACAAATACGAGGACGATGACGACATGGACGAGGAACCCGCACCGAAGCCGGCGAAGAAAGCCCCTGTTCTCGCCCCCGGTGGCCGCGGCACGGGCGGTGGAGTTTCCGCCGCCTCGCGTCTTTCGCCTGCACAACGTGAAATCGGCGCCCGCTTCGTCAAGGAAGGCCTGTTCGGCTCGCTTGAAGAATACGCGGAACAACGCCTGAAGCTGGAAGTCTGATCATGACCGACGAAACCGCAAAGCTTGCTGAGCCCGCCAAGGTCGATGGCCGCACCAAGGAAGCCCGCGCCCGCATCCGGCCTCGCACTGACGGCCCCAATGCCGAGCTTGCTGCCCGGCGCGCTGCCCGCAAGGCGCGTGGCGGTCTGGACTATACCAACGAGCAGAGGCTGACGCTGGCCGGCGCTGCGGTGGATTACGAGAATTACGCATATCGCTGGTGCAATGAAGAGACCGGCAATATCGAGACCTTGCGCGCTCAGGAATGGGAAGACGTGAGCGCGGATGAGATGAATGGGCTGCCGATGGCCCGACTGGTTGGCACGTCTCGCGAAGGCAAGGCGATGCAGGCCCGACTGATGAAGAAATGGAAGCCCTGGTTCGATGAGGATCAGGACGCCAAGGTTCAGGAATACCGGGAGCGTGAGAAGGCTCTCAAACGCGGCGCGGCAAAGGCCCCGCAGGAAACGCCCGATGATGAGGGCAAGAGCTACGCTCTGAACAACACCATCACGTCTGCAACGCCGACAAAAGCTGCGGCAAGCGGATACACCCCTTAACCCCACAGGATAACAAATGGCGAATACAAACGCCGCCTTTGGTGGGAAACTCGTCGGCTCTTTGCTTGGCGCTCCCATCAACGGCGCGGTGAACACGTATACGGCTCCGGCCTCATACGCCACCGACCTCTTCATTGGCGATCCGGTCGTTGTGACCGGCGCCCGCGCTTCCGGCCATCAGGTCGTCAACCTCGCTACTGCGGGATCGACGAACCAGATCACCGGCTTCATCGTCGGCTTCGAGCCCACTCCGGGCATCGTGTCGCTGGGCTATGGCGCGGCCTCCACGCTGCGCTTCCCGATCGTCGCAGACAATCCCGAGGCTCTTTTCGAGCTTCAGGAAGACGCTGTCGGCGGCGCGATTGCGGTGGCTTCGATCGGCCTCAACGTCAACCTCGTGTCAGGCTCTGGCAGCGCCTTCACCAAGAAATCGGGCTGGCTGGTTGATTCCAGCACGGTCGCTTCTGACGCCACCTGCCAGTTGACGATCCGGGACATCGTCACCCGCGTCGATAACGAGGAAGCGACGGCCTACGCGAAGTACATCTGTTCCATCAATCTCCACACGCGGCGCCTTGCCGCCGTGGCTGGCATCTAAGGAGGGCATGAACCATGGTTATGACTCGTGCGCTTCACCCGGCCGACCTCTGGCCCGGGATCAAGGCCCATTTCGGCAAAGCCTACAAGCAGATGGAGAAGCAGTACACGCGCTACTTCGAGGACAAGTCTTCGGACAAGGCCTACGAAGAGTTCGTGGAAAGCACCACCTTCGGCCTGCCGGACATCAAGAACGAAGGCCAGGCGATCCGCTTCGACACCGACAGCGAAGGCTACAAGACCCGTCTCACCAACGTGGTCTGGGGTCTCGGCTGGATGGCGTCCCGCGAGGAGATCGAGGACAATCTTTACGAGAGCCGCGCTGCGCGCCGTTCGCGTAACCTCGCCTACTCCATGGGACAGTCGAAGGAGATCGTCCATGCGGCTCACTTCAACAATGGCTTTTCGACCTCCTATCTGGGCGGCGACGGCGCGGCGCTGTTCTCGACGTCGCACCCGACGCTGGCCGGCAACAAGTCGAACAAGCCCAGCGCGGCTGCTGACCTTTCTGAAGCAGCGCTGGAAGACCAGCGGATCTCCATCCGCCTGATGACCAACTCGCGCGGCCTGAAGATGTATTTCCGCGCGAAGGAACTGGTTGTGCCGCCGCAACTGGAGTTCACGGCTGAAAGGCTGATGAAGTCCGAGAAGACGCCCGGCACCGCCAACAACGACATCAACGCCAACAAGTCGGTGTCGATGAGCGGCGGCTACTCGGTCTGGGACTACCTGACCGATTCGAAGGCGTGGTTCCTCATGGTCGAGGGCGTGCCGGAAGGCATGGTCACGCTCCAGCGCCGCAAGCTGGAGATGGACCAAGACAACGACTGGGACACCGAGAACGCGAAAGCCAAGGCCA